CGTTCGGCGTCAGCCCGATCCGGGTTCAGTATGTGCTGGAGGGATACTCGGGCACGATTGGCTCGTCTGTTTTGGCTGGCTTCGACAGCATCCTTGCTTCCTTCGGGATGATCCCCGGCAAGCCTGCTGGCGCCTTTGGTGATCCGATGAGCATGCCCGCCATCGCGGCTGGTCTGACTGGCGTGAGCCGCTTCTATCGGAGCGACGACCAGAGCGCGACCCGCTTCATTGGCGACTTCTACAAGATCAAGGAGATGACCGATCAGCTTGTGCGGTCTCAGAACATGGCTATGGAGACACGCGATCTTGATCGGTTGGCAGAACTCCGTGGTGATGCGGGCCTGCCTCTGCGTCTGAGGCCGATGGTCAATCAAGCCTCGACGCAGATCACTGAAATCAACAAGCGCATTGCCAGGATTGAACGCAGCGACCTAACCTCTGTGGAGAAGACTGAAGCCCTTCGTCCTCTGAGGGAGCAGCGTGATCGTGTGGCAAGGCGCGTTGTTGAGAGGGCAAGGGATATCGGAGCCTACTAGGAAGTAGGCTCCTTGTTGGCGATCTCCTCCATAATGGAGGCATAGCCAGCGATATCAACGTGGCTGTCTTGGTGGCCCGGCGAGTGCATCAGCCGGGCTACCTTCACCAGCAGCATCATCATGGCCGCGTCGTAGGCGTTGATCTCGGGACTGTCGTAGTTGGGGTTCTTGCGGCTCTCCACCATCCAGTAGGTCCAGAGGGCAGCAATTCTCTTGTGGTTCTCCGTCTTGTCGCCGTAGTCCTCGGCGCGCTGACCGCCAACGAGTTCGGCTGCGTGAAGCAGCATATCAGAAGCTTTCATTCTCAAACCTCTCCTTGAGTTCCTTGAAGCGTTCACGGGCCTGTCTGTTATCTTTGAGTTCTGCCCTACTCTCCACCTCACAGAATGCTTTGAGCCCTTCGGTGCATTCCTGCTCTGAGGTGTTGAAGGCATAGCCGTTGTCCATCATCCACTTCTGGAACTTGATGTTGCGGCAGAGCATGCCTGCGGACTGAACGGCGCGCTCGCCGTCTTCCATGTCCTTGCCTTTGACGGGCCGGTCATGGTCATCGACGGGCAGCATTCCGACCATGTATCGCGTGCCGGGCCGGGCGGCGAGAAGATCGACCGGCACTTCATCCGGGTGGATGGTCAGGGTCATGTATGTCCCTTTTCCATCCTGCCGCATGGATGTCTTGATCGCCTCGAACTTCAGCCAAGGCTGTTTGGGTTCTGCCATTCTAGACCTTTCGTTCGCTTTTCATGGCGCTCTCGGACGTGATGCCTCTCTCAACTCCGATGGTACTCTCAAGGCACTTGGATCACTTCCTCAAATTGGAGCTCTCTGCATCAGTGGTTCACTTGTCGATTATGGAACTCTCGTCTGCGATGGTTCACTCGTGATCGCTGGAACTCTCGGCCTCAATGGCTCACTCATTGTCTATGGAACTCTCCACTGTGATGGTTCACTCTCAGGGTGCGGAACTCTCTACCCGGATGGTTCACTCAGGGGCCTAGGCGCTCTCGCTAGACTTGGTTCACTCCTTCGTAATGGAACTCTCCGAACCAGTGGTTCACTCACTTACGATGGAACTCTTGACGACGATGGTTCACTCCGGCGGGATGGTACTCTTACGCCTAATGGATCACTCCAGTCTTCTGGAACTCTACCTTGGTAGTGGTTCGATCTTAGACCGTGGAACTCTCTGGTCTCATGTCTCACTCAGGAACGTTGGCGCTCTCTGTCAGTGCGGTTCACTCTCGAACGATGGAACTCTCCCTATGGTTGGTTCACTCCCTCCTTTTGGCGCTCTCTGGTCAATTGATTCACTCCCGAAAACTGGAACTCTCGTAAGTCATGGTTCGATCCGTGCTATGGCGCTGTCGCATTCCAAGTCTCGTTCGGGCCATATGGAACTCTCCTACGGTTTGACTCGCTCGATTACCATGAAGCTATCTTAGGCACTGGCTCACTCTGCTACGGTGGCACACTTATGTAGCGTGGTTCACTCCGACGACGCGGCACTCTCGCTTTCAATGGTTCACTCTCCACACTAGGCACTCTCATGCTCAGTGGTTCACTCGCAGTGGTTGAGACTCTTTCGTACCTTGGTTCACTTTTCGTCTGTGGAACTCTCAGCCATGATGGTTCACTCACGCGAGATGGCGCTCTCTCATATGTTGGTTCGTTCGTCGCTTGTGGAACTCTCGCGCCGCCTAGACTCACTCACTCGTCCTGGGACTTTCTTTTTCGTCTGGTTCGCTTTCCGTTTCTGGTACTCTCCTGAAAGTTGACTTAGCTCATCGGCCAGTTAGGCGGCGCGATGTAGTGGGCATGGCCCATGTGGGTCAGCACATACGGCTTGGGCGGCTTCTCGCCCGTCTGCACTTCCCACCAGACATGGTGAAGGTGCGAGAGGAACAGCTTCACCGCGTACCGCTTGGCTCGCGCATGAATGTGGGCAGGGGGCAGCATCTGCTGCTCGTAGAACTTCTTGGCCTGGGTATCAGCGCCAAACCGCTTCTTGCCCAGGATGGCGATGGCCTGCTCCGAGAACTCAAGCTTCTCGTTGCGAGCGGCCTCGATCTCCTTCCGCTCCTTGTAGACCTTGCCGTAGATGTCCTTCTCGTTTCCAGACACCTTCACGAAGCTCTCGCCAATCTTCCAGCACAGCGTCTTGAGGCGAGCGTTCCAAGGACGCTTCTGCCCCTTCTCCCAGGTCTGGGTCGGATCAAGACCGGCATAGCGCCAGATGTGGCCCACGGTCGGAGCCTTGGTGATGTCGATGTGAGCCAGCAGACCAGCCGAGATGACGGGGCCAATGCCGACGATGGAGCGCGCCCAGGAGCCAACCTGATTGGAGCCGCTATACGCATCCAGCGCACGGGCCACTTGCTTCTCAAGAACCTCACGCTGATCCATCAGCCACGTCATCACATCGGCGGGCTCCCCGGATTCAGTCAGACTGCGATGCTGGTGGGCGGCGCGAATGCGGTCCTCCTGCATGGCGTAATAGGCGTCCACAAGGAAGCGCGCCTCGTCGCTCGACAGTGTGCGGGCGGCGCTCTTCAGGTCTTTGGTCAGCCGGATGACCGGCATCAGGTCTATGTCACTCATTTGTTCTCTCCGTGGTTCTTGGTATGGGGGCTTTCGCCCCCACCCATTAGCCCACCCGCCAGACGCGGATGTGCGTGTCGCTCTCCTGGGCCGCACGGAACGAGCCGTCGATCCCACAGTTGCGGATGAAGTTACGCATAGACGGCAGCTTGTACTCAACGCGGAAGCTGTCACCCACATTCATGGCATTCATGGTGGCGATCATGGCTTCACGCTTCTTCGACTTGCGGCCCATGTAGTTACGCGGAACAGGGACGCCTTTCTCAATCTCGAACATCAACAATCTCCGTAATTACTGCATAGACCTTGGCGTCGCCGCGTTCGGTCCAAACCGCTCCATGCAGACCAACTTCGTCCCCGACCTTCCAATTCTGCCCATCAGCACGGGGCAGAACGTCAACTTCACGCATGATCTGTCCCGCATAGTGCGGGTTCATTGCTTTGACCCGTGTCGCTTGCACCACTCCACCGGGTCCACACCCTTCAGGTCCCACCATGTCTTCTCATCCCCATAAGCATGCAGTTCTGTGTGATGGTCGGCGCACAAAGGAACGGCCCAATCATCACCACTCTTTCTGCCCATAGCCGAAGGCTCGGCAAACATTAGGTGGTGTGCCTGTGCCCATCTTTCGCAAATCAGACAGCCTTGCGTCCTGACCCACGTCAGATGCTTTGTGTTCTTAACCCTCATTCAGCGTCTCGATAGGCTTGAGTGCATCCCTGGGGACGAAGTAGGCGGGCGGTCTGTTGTTCTTCGGATCAGTCAGCCACTTCTTTTCCTGGCCATCGTATCCCCACATCCAGCCAACGATCTCCAGTTCAGGCGCATCACCAGTCACAAGGACGTATCTGTGAAAGGGCGGGTCATCATCGGTCATGATGAGCCTGCCGTTCTTGTGTCTGGTGGTGCGAACCTG